CCCGCTCTATCAGCTCGCCACCGGCGGCGGCAAAACCGTCGTATTCAGCGCCATCGTGAAGGGCGCGGCAGCCAAGAACATCCGCACGCTCGTCCTGGCGCACCGGCGTGAGCTGGTGGCGCAGGCCTCGGCCAACCTGACCTGGACCGGCGTGCCACACGGCATCATCGCCGCCGGCCTCGATCGCGACCACGATGCCATGGTGCAGGTCGCCAGCATCCAGACCGTGGTGCGGCGTCTCGACAAGCTGCCGCAGTTCGGCCTGATCGTGGCGGACGAGGCGCACCACGCGGTGAGCAAGACCTGGGCGGCGCTGCTGGCCAGCCAGCCCAAGGCCAAAATCCTGGGCGTCACAGCCACGCCACAGCGGCTCGACGGCAAGGGGCTGGGCACGCATGCCGGCGGGCCGTTCGACGCCCTGGTGACCGGTCCAGCGACCCAGGCGCTGGTGGATGGCGGCTACCTCGCGCCGCTGCGGGTTTACCTGCCGGCGGCGGCGATCGACGTGCGCGGCGTGCGCAAGGTGGCCGGCGACTACGCCGAGGATGAGCTGGCCGAGCGCGCCGAGGGCGTGACCGGCGACGCGGTCGAGGAGTTCAAACGGCTGCCCGCCGGCACCACGGCGATCGTGTTCTGCGTCACCGTGGCGCACGCGAAAAACGTGGCCGCCGCGTTCGCTGCAGCAGGCTACGCGGCGCAGGCGGTCTACGGCGATATGCCCAAGCCCGAGCGCGATGCGGCGCTCCAGGGCCTCGCCACGGGCGAAGTTCAGGTGGTGACCTCGTGCGAGATCATCTCCGAGGGCCTCGACGTGCCATCAGTTGGTTGCGTGATTTTGCTGCGGCCAACCCAGAGCCTGACCATGTGTTTCCAGCAGATCGGGCGCGGCATGCGGCCCAAGGCCGACGGCTCGGCGCTGGTGGTGCTCGACCACGCCAGGAACTGCCTGACCCACGGCCTGCCCACCGAGCCGGTGGCGTGGTCGCTCGACGGTGTCGACAAGGACACCACGAAAAAACCCCCCGAGCCGTGGGCGTGCTTCGACTGCAACGTGCTCAATGGGCCGGGCCGGCAGGACTGCGCCGTCTGCGGCGCGCCCAAGCCCTGGCTGTGCGCCGATCGCGACTGCCGCACGCTGAACTCGGGCCGCACCGAGTTCTGCTCGGCCTGCGAGGCTCCTCGGCCACGCCGGCGCATCCTGCAGGCGGACAACGCCGAGATGGCGGAATACCTCCCCGACCGCTTCGACTACATCACGCGGCTGCCCTATCGTAAGTTGCTGGCGCGGCCTCGCAGCGAGGCTGAGCTGACGGCCTACGCCAAGGCGCACGGTTACAAGCCTGGATGGGTCTACTGGCGGCTCAAGGAGCAGCAGGAGCAGTTTGCGGGGGCAGGGGCATGAGCAGCAGCGAGACGTGGCAATTCGTGCATGAGACGCCCACGACTGAGCTGCAGCGCATCCGCGTGCCGGGCGGCTGGATCTACCGCGACCTGATCACGAGCCACGACGGCAAGATCCTGAGCACGGCGATCTGCTTCGTGCCGATGCCGCCGCCAGCCCCGGCGCGATGACCGACTATGAGCTGCTGATAGAGCTGGCCGACAAGCTGGAGCGTGTTTGTCGCCTTGCCCTGGGCGGCAGCGCGGTATCGATTGGCGGCATGCGGGTGTCGCGGTGGCGCGCGGTGGAGGAAGAATGCCGGCTGGCGCGCCGGAAGATCCTGGCGCATCTGACCGAGGAGTCGGGCGTGGAAGCGAGCATCCCCAAATCGATCTGGGCCGGCACGTTCACCGTGTTCGGCGTGACGCTGCGCTGCCACGTGCTGGACGACGGCCAGCGCATCATCGAAGCGGAAGACGTGCATCGACTCCTCGCCGTCATACAGAACGGCGATGGGCCGGCGGCTGACCCGGGCGATATGGACGCGTTCGCGCGCTGGCAGAAGGGGGAATGAATGGCGCCGACCGGCATGAAGATCATCGATCTGGCCGCCGAGATCCGCGTCGATGGCGGCGATCTGCGCGGCGGGACGATCATGTTCCTCGGCTCGCCACCGCGCCGCTACCAGATCGAGGACGGCTCGCGCTTCTGGCTGTTCAGGGTCGATGACAACGATCACGCCGAGAACGGCGATGAGTATTTCACCGCCCTGGCGCTGATCACCACCAAGGCGCAGTCGCTCAGCCAGATGCGCGATGTGACCAAGACCGGCGGCCTGATGACGATCGCGGTGGACCACATCGCGCGGGATGGCGTGCAGAGCGTGAACGAGGAGGGCGGCAAGCTGTATCTGGTTTACGGCACCATCAAGCTGATACCGGGCGGGCTGAAGGCGAATTTTCTGGACCCGCCGCACAAGGGCTTCGGCTGGGACGAGCAAACCAAAGCCATGGCCACATTCGCCTTCGACGCCGACGGCGCCCCGGTGCATGTGCATCATCTGTGCCTGGACGCCGACGGCAAGCCGGTGTCGCGCGACGAAAAGCAGCGCATCCTAGGGGTGCATCGCAACCGCACTGTGAAGACGTCGGATGAGGATCGCGCCTACACGATCGACGGCTATCGCCGCATGATGGCGCTCGCCAAGATCGGCGCGCCGTGATGGCGGCCTCGGCGCTGATCATCGGTGCGGAGCAGAAGATCATCCTGCACGCGCTGCGTGACTTCGCCACCCTCAACCCGATCGATGTGCTGAAGGTGCGCGAGCTGATCAAGACCCAGGATGGCCACGCGGCGCATCTGGAACGCATGAAGCTCTACAGCACCAAGATCCCGTCGATGTTCTACGTGACGTTCAGCGTCGAGACCGGCCACCCGGTGGGCACGTGCCGTCACATCAGCGTCTCCTCGCGTCGCCGGGGTCGCGTGCCGACACCGGAGGCGGTGTGGATGCTGGCGCGCGAAATGGGCTTCGTCGGTGGCCTGGGCTGCTGCACGATCTGGGACGAAAACATCGGCAGCGGCGATCTCGCGATCAATCTGGTGCAGCCGCTCGATTTCGATCCGCGCACGTTCAGCACACTGCATTAGGACAAACCATGCCGCCAGCTGACGACGTGACTGTAGCCATTTCGCTGTGGATCACCGGCGGTGCTGCCGCCGGCCTGCTGGTCTGCTGGCTGTTCGACAAGCTGCGGCGTTGATGGCGCGCGCCAAGACCCTGCCGCCGCTCGACTCGGAAGGCCCGCCGCCGCGCCACGCCATGCGCGCCGACTGGACGGACCCTGACGATATCCGGCCCAATTCATCGAAGGCGCCGCGCAAGATCCACGGCTGGCGAACGTACTGCCCCTTGCGCCGCATGAGCGGCCACCCGGCCTCCGGCATCACCGAGCGCCACATCATGGCGGTGGACAAGCTGCGCGAGCAGGTCGACCTCGCCGTGCTCGGCTACTCCGCCGAACGTCCGCTGATCTACGTGGCACAGTTCCCGCTGCCGCGCTGGGGCCTCGGCCAATCGGCGATCGAGCAGATGCGGGCCGTGCGCGCGGTGCGCCGGGTGATGATGCTGTTCTCCATGCCGCAGCTCGTGATGATCGAGATCATCCTGCTGAAGAACGCCAGCCTGCGCGAGTGGACGCGCCGCGTCATGCCGCCATTGCACGCGGAAACCGAAAAGCGGAAGCTGATGGTGATCCTCGATCGGCTGGTGGAGTTCTACAAAAGCGAAATAAAAGATGACATCGCGCGAGGCAGGAGACTGACGCCGTGAAAAAAAACCTCAACGTCCAGCCGCTGAAATACGATCAGTCTCGCGTGCGCTATTCGCCGGAAGACGTCTACGATTGCTCGCATTGCCATACGCCGCTGGCGCCGTTTGAATCGGCGCTGGTGCTGCCGGGCAATTTCCATCATCCGGGCAGAACCGCGCTGCTGTGCCAGCGTTGCGCGATCCTGTTCTGGCGCGCCGAGATCGAGAGCGAGCAGGCGGCCACCGAGGCGGGATACTGAGCTTGGCGAGGCGACCGCTGCCGCCGCGCGATCCGCTGGCGTTCGTGTTCGCGCAGGTCTGGGAGGCGTTCATCGAGTCCAGCGAGCTGGAAGCCTACAACCTGGAGAAGATCATCGAGCGCAGCGGTCTGGCGACATGGCGCACCGCGACCGAGGCTGACGTGAAACGCGCCCAATACGACCTTGAGGTGGGCGATCCGATACTGTGTCTCACCGACGAGGGGATGCTCGTGCTGGCCAGGGGGATCGACCGATGAGGCTGCTGCTGCGCGCGACGGTGGTGGAGGAAGACGACGCGATCACCGTGCGGCTCGGCGCACTCGACAAGCACGTCGCCGGCTGTCCCGCTTGTCTGGCAATGTTCGCGCTGCGGCTGTCCGCGTCGCTGCTGCATGCCATTGAAGACCTGAAGGCAGGCGTCGAGGAGGCCGACGATGAGCGACATATCCTACACTGAAGACTGGCAGAACCGCCTGCTGGCCGAGCGCGACGGGCTGCGCGAGCGCGTCATCGCGCTACAGACGTTCGTTCAGGAACCCGGTAAGCTGGCCAACCTGCCGGGCGAAGACGCCACCCTGCTGACCCAGCAGCTCAGCGCCATGCTGCACTACCTCGACATCCTCGACGCGCGCGTCATGCGGATACCGCCTCCGGCTCCACCGGACTGAACGCCAGACCCGCGTCGAGCAGCATGCGCAGCAACGGCGTGGCGCTCGCCAGCGGCATCGTCGCGTCCAGCCTGATCCTGGCATTGCCGTCCGAGCCGACGGTGAAGCTCAGCACCTCGTGGCGCGCCGATGCTGCCGGCAGCGTCCGGCTGATCTTTACCGGGGCCTCGGCGGGCGGCACCCGTTCGTCGCGCGCCTTTGGCAGGAACATCTCGGGCGATACGTTGAACAGCGCGCTCAGCTTGTTCCGCAGGGTGGGGCCGGGAGCGCTGGTGCCGCGCAGCCACGCGTAAGCGGTGGTGCTTTCCGGCGCCAGCGCCAGCGCCAGCGAGAGATCGCGCACCGTCCAGCCGCGCCGTTCCAGCTGTTCGCGCAGGAAGACGATGATGTGGCCGCAGCGGGCGATGTCGGCGGGTGTTGGGGACATCACTCGCACCGCATGGTCGGCTCGCTGCGCCACTGCGACACCGCGCAGCGGCCCATCGTGCCGTCGGGGCGGGTGTAGTAGCTGTAGCTGGTGGTGCGACCGGGTTCCTGCTGGCCCCAGGCCGGCGCTGGCCGCCAGCCCCAGGTGGGCGGCGGCGGCCCCCAGGCGGGCATGGGACGCGGCGCAGGGCGTGGTTCGCCCCACCCCCTGCCGCCATCCACCGGCGGCACCCAGACGCCCCGTGGCACCTCCCTGGGCGGTTCCCTGGCCGGTTCCCTCGGCAGCGGCGGGCCGGACAGGTCGATCGGTTGGCTGTGGGCGGGGTTGATGGCGATCACCCCCAGCAATGCCAGCACCATCAGGCCCCAGCCCAACAGGATGTAACCCCAGGGCCGGTTGGGCGCCACCCGGGCGCGCGCGGTGATCTCGACGCGCAGCGTGCGGACCTGCGATCCCTCCGCCAACGGCACGTCGACCGCGTGCAGCGCGGTGCCGCCGACGATCCAGTCGAACGATCCCGGTGGCGGGGTTTGTTCGGTCATATGTCCAGCTCCAATACGAGGCGGCAGAACGTCGCCAGGGTGACGCCGCGCTGCGTGACCGGCACGTCGGAGAGAAACGCACTCAACGCCGAGGCGAGCGCCATCATGACGACGATGTTGTATCGTTCGTGCATCAGATCGGTGATCTGCTCGGTGAGCTGGCTGGCCTCTGCGGCATGCGCGTCGCTTAAGCTGTCGCTCAGGATCGTCAGCATCCCGTCAACCTGCTCGGAAAATACTGCTTCTGTTTCGTCGTTCATGCCGCGTCCTCGTCGTCGTCGTACTCGCTGTCGTTTGTGTCCATCTCCAGCACCAGCTTGCAGAACGCCGCCATGGCGATGACCCGTAGGGTTGGTGGCATCTCCTCCACAACAACGCGCATGACGACCGCCATGGCGAGGAAGTTGGTGGCGTTCTGGTTTTTCGGCAGTATCGCCGCCGCGATCTGCTTCGCGACATCGGTGATCGCGTCAGGCAATTTGTTCAATCTCTCCAGTTGGCGGATGAACGCATCGACCTTGGTTTCGAGGTTTTCGATTCGGTCCCGCATGTTCATGACGCACTCCTCTCCAGCTCGCGCAGATCCTGCTCGATCATGTCGAGCGCGCAGCTGACGGCGCGGTTCTCGTTGTTCACCGCGTTATCCATGGTGATCAGGATCTGCTGCGCCGTCGCGATCTCGTCGCGCGTGGCGGGTGTGACGCGGACCAGATAGTGGTCGACCATCGCCGCCAGCAGGTAGGCATCGGCAAGATGTTTCGGGTTGGTTTTCATTTTGCACACTCCTCGGGGCGAACGATCCCGGCGCGCGCCATTACGACGTCGGAGTCGGTGATCTCGGTGTCGATCTCCATGATCCGCTTGATCGCGTCGAGCGCGTCGAACAACTGGGCATCGGTGGTGTGCAGCAGCGCGCGCTGCAGGCACAGCGTGGCCGCGTAGACGTGGCAGATTTCGAATAGCGCCTCGTCAGTCATCACGCAGCCTCCTCGGTTGCTTCTGGTTCGATTGTGTAGCTGGCACCTTCGGAGATCCTGCCGATGTCTTTCAGCACTCGCCCGAGTATGATCAGATGTTGGTGCAGTTTCTTGATGCCGTGGCGCTGCTCGGCGATGCCGTCGAGCACCTCATAGGGCACGGTGATAATGTGCCGGCGCCCCCGGTGACCTTTATCGGCGATCTGTATGGTGAGGCCTTCGCCGGTGCATAACCACACGAGCACGTCGTCGTCCGTGACGTCGCCCTGGCCGCAGCGCATCCATGAGGTGGACCTGACGCCGGCCATCACGCCACCCGATCGTGCTGCACCACGCGCAGCCTGGACCGCGCGATCGGCGGCGCCGCCTCGCGCTTGACCAGGGTATACCACGCGTCGCGGTAGGCCACGGTCATGGACTTGAAGCCCTGACGGAACGTCGAACGATTCTTCGCCGTCCAGCACCAGCCCGACAGCAGGCGCAGCTCGTCGGCCTCGCGGTATTGGTTCCAGCGCACGCAGGCGGCACGATCGACGTAATGCACGCGCGCCACGCGGGCGACGTCGGCAATTATTGAATTGGGAAGCCACATGGGCTAGCCTCCAATTGGGGTTGATGGAGTCGGCGCCGGTCGAGGTAGCAGATCTCCCTCGACCGGCTATTCATTTCAGCCGGTTGCCTCGATGTCCTGCCACAGCTTGCTCTCCACCAGCGCCGCGACCTTGGTCTGGCGGTCCCAGTTGCGCACCGCGACGTTGTCGCCCGTGCGCTCCTTGGATGACCACGCGGTGAGCACGTTCCACAGACAGAACAGGTTCGGCCCGCCCTGCAGCGGGTCCTCGTCGCGGGCTTTGAGCCAAGCGTGGACGAGGCTGTCGACCAGCGCCTCGGTGGCCTTGGGCAGCGAGGCGATGATGCGGCGCGCCTGCTGGTCCGACAGCGGGATCGCCGGCCAGCGCTCCAGCCGCTGCACCGCCTCGACGTGTTCCTCCGCCGCCAGGGTCAGCCTGCCGATCGCGGTGCCCAAGTCGATCTCGCCCTTGTGGGTGAAACGAAAGCTGGAGAACTCTTTGCCCGACACCGCCTGATTGGCGCAGGCCCAGTTGAACGAGCCGATACGCCCCTGCAACGCCGTGGTGGCGTCGTAGCTGTTCAGCAGGATCACCCTGAGCGAGGCCTCGACACCGGGGCGGATGAACGCGGTGTGCGCCGGCAGCAGCCACTGCGCGAACATCCTGGCACCGTCCTGGCTGTAGTCGCAGCCGAAGCGCGCGTCGGTCAGGTCGAGCCGGCTCTTCTTCAGCGCCTCCTCGATCTTCTCGACCGCCTCTTCATTCTGCACCAGCGTGTAAGTCGCCGGTGCCACGCGGATCGTTTCATCGTTGTCGCCGCGCACGATCTGATGGTAGCCGACGATCTCTTCGCCGCGCTCATTGAAGATCTTCAGCGCCTTGGCGCCGATCGGCTGCACGGTGCGGTGGTTCATCGGCGTGAAATCCTCGCCGAGTATTGCGGTGTCGAACGGCATGGTTCTGCTCCCTGTTTGCCGTGTTTGCGTGCTGTGCAATATACATAAAACGTATCACCGTTGCAATGCACGATAGAAAAAATCCTGCGGTCTGAGGATCTTTCGCGGCTTGGCGCACCCTACCGGTGGTGGTGGATGTGCTTGCCAAAGCACAATCCACCGTGGCAATACTTTTGCCATCATGGCGCGCATAGCGCCGTTGCCCCTGTGGGGAACAGCACCATGCAGAATGATGAGCTTCTCGCCGAGCGCGAGCGCCGCGCCGCGCGTAAACGCGCCGACAGTGCCGAGCTGGCGCTGCGTCAGGTGCGCCTCGCGGTGCGCGATCTGCCGCCGACGTATCGCACGCTGGTGCTGGTCAAGGCGTTGGAGGAAGACAATCAGGGTCATCGGCTGGCGGAGGCGTCGCGCGTCTGAGCACGCGTCCTGGCCTTCGGGCGCGCTCCCGCAGCGGCGCCCTGGCCGAGCAGGTTGGCCTGCGCCTCGGCCTCGGCGCGCTCGCGGTGGCGCTTGCGGGTGAAGCGCGGATCGCGCTGGCGCCAGTCGCGCGGCGGCGTCGGCCAGGGATACTTCTTGCGCAGCTCGATGCACTGCTCCAGCCACGCGGCGATCTTCGCCGGCACGGCGGCCTTGCCCAGGCCCCAGTGGCAGGTCAGCCGCACGTTGCAGTGCAGGATCTGGGAGAGCTGGCGCTGCGAGATGCTCATGATGGTGAGCGCCTCGCGATAGCGAGTTGGGGTCATTCCGATCGCGTTGCTTTGCGGCACGGTGTCCTCGCAGAATCGTTTTAGGGCACCGTATATAGCAAAGGGGGCGCTCGCGCGCCCCCTCGGGTTATTGCTTCCAGGGGACCAATCGCCGGGGACCCGCTCGCTGCAGCAACTCGTAAACGATCTGGTGCTCTCGGCTGAAGAAGGCGCAGTCGTCTCTATTTTTAATGTCGCCATACATATCCAGACCAGCGCTCCACAGCAGTTCTTTGTTCACGTATTTCGGCATCGGTAGCAGAGGAAGACCGTGCCATGCCGCGTAGCTTCGCCGCCCACGCCAAAAATGGAGCAGGTCGCCAGAGGCCGAGTCGATTACCCGAAAAAGTTGTTTTTCGGTGATGACGCGGCAGTGTTCAGCAAACATGGCAAGCGCAGTCTCGGAAATCGCCTCCTTGGTTGCGTTCTCTATTTCCGCGTTCGCCTGCTCCAGGTAAATGTCGTCGTATTGATTCGCTTGCGCGGCGGCGCTGAACAGCATAACCGCCAGCGCGGCCCCCGCGATTATCTTGCACATCACGCCACCTCCTCGTCGCTTTCCGCCGCCTCGATCATCTCGGCGGTCACCGCCTCGACCAGCGACGCGTGGGTCTTGGCCTTCAGCTCGTAGCCGGCCTCAGCCCACAGTCTGGCCGCCAGCTCATGGTCGGCGGCGGCCACGGCCAACCGGTTCTCGACGTAGGCGCCGCTCGCCGCGTAGGACGCCGCGAGCGCGAGGTTGATCACGTCGATCCGGCTCAGTTGCAAACTCATTGGGGTCTCCTTGGGGTTGACGCCAGAGAATAAATCATCCTGACCAAATATGTCAAGATGATTTACCGACGTCGACGTCGTAGCCGTCCTTGATGACGTAGCCGATCGAGGCGTCGCCGCGCTCGCTCTCGCGCTGCCACCAGCGCTTGCCGCCGCAGTCCGAGCACACCCAGTTGCGCGGCACGCCGGGTTCGCCGGGAACGCCGAGCGGTGGATCGGGCCACGGTGCCCACTGGTCTTTCGGCCCGTGGGTCGGCTGGAATGAGTGGATGCAGCCGGCGATGCGCGAATACTCGCGCGCGGTCGCGTCGTGCTTGAAGTGCCCCTCGACCTCGTGGCGCCGGCGCGGCACCCCCTCGCCTTCCGGCGTGCCGATCAGCCGCAGCGTCGGGCGCGCGTCGAGATCGATGGTCACCGTGGTGTGGCTGAGATAGGGCATCAGCTTGCCCTTGTGGAAACCGCGCCCGCCCTGGTTGCTCTGGACGTATTTGGTCAGGCTCGGGCGGTTCATCACCAGCATGATCGCGATGATATTGCGCAGCTCGCCGATCGAGCCGCGCGCCGCGTCGCGCCACTCGCCGTCGCTGCTGTAGCGATCGAACAGCCGGTGCTGCGGGTTGAACGGCAGGAAATCCACCGCGTGCCGCGCAGCCAGCTCGCCGCGCTCCGACGGTGCCAGCCGGTCATAGGTGCTGCCGCACAGGAACGCGTCGGCATGCCAGTCCAGGCGCATGCCGGTCAGCCGGCGGAACTCGGCCCGCTCCTCGGGGCGCCACTCGGTGTGCATGCGGTATTGGATCGGCATGATGTTGGGCGCCCTGTCGGGGTTCGCCACGGTGCCGCCGGCGACGATGTTGACCCGCTCGTGGTCGATCAGATAGCCGATCGTGTGGTCCGAGCTTTCGAGATCGCCGAACCGGCCCTGGTGCTCGTAGGCCTCGGGGTTCTGCTCGCGCATGTAGTTCCACAGCACGTGCGAGGGGAACTCGATCCAGGTCAGGTCGTAGGGCGCGCGGGCGAAGCGCTGCTCGCGGATCAGCAGGTCGGGGATCGAGTCGATCACCTGAGCGATGCGCAGGGTCGCCGCCTCGGTGAGCACGAAGCGGTTGGCGGCCCGCGCGCTGCGCTGGAGCTGGGCGATCGTCTTCGGGTGGACGACGCGCTCCCAGTCGGAAAACTTCCGGTGGATGAAGCGATCGGCCAGGGTAGGCCGCCGCTTCTCGGCCTTGTCGGTCACGACGCCTCCTCCACGGGCACGTAGTTGGCCAGGACGGTCTCGGCGACGCCCTGGCGGATCTGTGCCAGCAGGTCGTCGCTGGTGCCCTCAGCGCCACCCGGCAGGTCGCACAGGGCAAGCCGCAGGACGCGGTGATAGCGGTCGTTCAGCACGGCCAGCTCGGCGGCGCTGAACCCCTCGGTGTTGTCGCGGGTGAACATCGGCGTCTCGTCCGCGTCCGGCAGCTTGGCGGTCAGCAACAGCGCGCGCAGCCGCGCCGCGCCGTCACGGGCGGCGATGGTGCCCCAGTCGGACACTGCGAAATACGCGAACGATTCGCCGGTGCCGACGCGGCGCACGTCGTAACCGCTGATGCGGTTGTTGGTGCGATACTCGGCGACGTAGAAATCAGTCATCGGGGTTCTCCGTGGGGTTGGGGGCAGGCGGGGGGATCACTCCCCCCAGGGCAGCGAGTAGTGCTTTGCGCACACAGGTCCATAACCGACCGTAACGGATCTTTGGTCGGTCAGCTCCTTGGAGCAGAAGCAGCAGTTGCCGGTGAGCTGGCCGTAGAGGCTGGCGACCTTGGCGGGGTCCTTGGCGAAGTTCGCCAGGAGCGCGGTGATCGCCGTGGTGGTCTGGGCGTCGACCTTGCTGGACGGCTCCCAGGCGCCGGTGGCGGGGTCCACCCTGCCGAACCACGTGTTCTGGCCGTAGGGCTTGCCGTCGGTCAGGTTGACCGTGCCGGGCAGCCTCGCGGCGGGACCGGCCACCGACAGCACGACGGGCGAGCCGTCCTCAAGCTGCAGCCTGACCTTGGGGTATTTCAGGTGCTCCCCGGCGGTCTTGAACAGCTCGATCACGGCGCTGAAATCGCCCACGTTGGTGGCGGCGGGCGCGGTGGCGTTGGCCTTCTCGGCCAGCTTCCGCACCCAATACCACTGCTTGCCCGACAGCGGTGGGTAGCCGTGCATGGTCGCGTGGTTCTGCGCCTGCGCCAGCAGCGAGTTGGCGAAATCGGCGTCCTTCGCGCCCAGCTTAGGCAGCGCGGCGGCGAGGGCGTCGAGGGAGTCACGGTAGGTCACGGGGATATTCCTTGGGGTTGCAAGGAACATTTAATGCTCTTGACCGATGATGTCAAGACAATTTTATGAGGCCGCGATGGATGAAAATCTGGCGCCGGACGACGAACCGGACGACGAACCGGACGACGGGCCGGGCGCGCCACCGGTGGTGCTGAGGCCGGCGCTGAGCCGTAAGGTGAAATACGTGCCCACCGCGCGCCAGCGCGAGGTCGTCGCGATGCTGGTGGCCAATCAGGTGCCGTTCCACATCATCGCGCTGTCGCTCGACATCGGCACTCGCACGCTCGATCGGCACTACGCCGCCGAGATCGCCCATGGCCGGGCGCACATGGTCGCCCGCGTCGGGCTATCCGTGCTGCGCAAGGCGATGAAGGGCAACATGAACGCCGCGCGCTACTGGCTGATGACGCATGGCGGGCCGGAGTGGCGGCTGAACACCAAGGACGCCACCGCCGAGGCCGCCGCCTTCGCCACCCCCTCGTCCGACACGGCGGGGCGCAAGGTGCGGTTCTACGTGCCGGAGAACGGCAGGGACCGCCCAGAGACGCCTGAGCCGCCGGTGATCGAGGGCGAGGCCGACGTGGCATGAGCGCCGCCCTGGACGACGATGACGACCTCGACATCCGCCCGCAGCCCGGGCCGCAGGAGACCTTCCTGGCCGCGTCGGCTGACGTGGTGATCTATGGCGGCGCCGCCGGCTCGGGCAAGAGCTTCGCGCTGCTGCTGGAGGCGATGCGCTACGCCTCGACGGTCGCCGGGTTCGACGCCGTGGTGTTCCGCCGCTCGACCGTCGACCTGCGCCGCCCTGGCGGGCTGTGGGCGGAATCGATGAAGCTCTATCCGCTCTCTGACGCCATCCCGATCAGCCACCGCTTTGAATGGGTCTGGCCGGAATACGGCATGGTCAAGATGGCGCATCTGGAGCACGAGACCACCGTGCTCGACTGGCACGGCGCGCAGTGCGCGTTCATCGGCTTCGATGAGCTGACCACGTTCACTCAGTACCAGTTCTGGTATCTGTTCTCCCGCAACCGCTCCCGCTCAGGTATACGTCCGTATATACGCGCGACCTGCAACGCGGATGCCTCGTCCTGGGTCGCCAAGTTGATCGAGTGGTGGATCAATCCCGACACCGGCTACCCGCTGCCCGAGCGCTCCGGCGTGGTGCGGTATTTCGTGCGCGGCGCCGCCGACGAGCTGATGTGGTTCGACAGCAAGCGCGCGGCGATGGTGGCGACCGGGCAGGACGAGAACACCATCAAGAGCCTGACGTTCATCTCGGCCAAGCTGGCCGACAACCCGGCGCTGACGCGGGCCGATCCGAACTATGTCGGCAACCTGATGATGCTGCCGGCGGTCGAGCGCGAGCGGCTGCTCAACGGCAACTGGAAGATCGTGCCGTCGGCTGGCCTGTATTTCAACCGCTCGTGGTGCAAGGTGGTCGACATCATGCCGGTCTGCACCAAGCTGGTGCGCGGCTGGGATCTCGCGGCCAGCGAGCAAGAAGACTACTCCGATCCCGACTGGACCACGTGCGTGAAGCTCGGCTTCACCCATGAAGGCCACTGGATCGTGCTGCACGCCGACGCGTTTCGCGGCACCCCCGCCGAGGTCGAGCGGCGCATCCTGAACTACGCCAGCGCCGACGGTTTCGACTGCACGATCGACCTGCCGCAGGACCCGGGACAGGCGGGTAAGGCCCAGGTTGCCGCCCTGGTGCGGCTGCTGGCCGGCTACACCGCCGTCAGCTCACCCGAGTCCGGCGACAAGATCACCCGCTTCGGGCCGTTCTCGGCGCAGGCCGAGGTCGGCAACATCCTGGTGCTGCGCGGGCGCTGGAACGAGCGCTGGTTCACCGAGCTGGAAAACTTCCCGCTCGGCGCGCACGACGACGACGCTGACGCGACGAGCCGTGCCTTCAACGGCATCGCCCAGCAGCCGCCGATGCGATTTGACCCAGACGAATTGCGCCGGCTCGGCGTTCACGTGCCGCCGGATACCCAACCCTTCCATTGAGGGGGTCGCCATGTCGCTGCTGACCACCCTCACCGGGCTGTTCATGGGGCTGCTGGCGCGCGACAGCGCGCAGCCGGCGCCACCACCAGACCAGCCCAGGCCGCCGCAGATGGATGCCCGCGCGCTCTACGA